GCCTACGAGGAAGGACGTTATTGGTTTTGTCTGAATGATGTGGTTGACTACATGGAGATTGTTGGTCAAGACAAAGTGTTTGCTGACTTGTCTGATCTTTTCAACCAGCGTCAGAAGTTTGATACCAAGTACAAATCTAAAATTAACCTTGATGATATACCTTTCTAGGAATATAAATGGCTGAGCAACTGAAGTCACATCAACCTTGTCCTGATTGTGGATCGTCTGACGCACTGGCTGTCTACGAGTGGGGCACTAAATGCTACTCATGTGGTAAGTCTAGGGTTAACCCTGAGGAGCAGAACACAATTGGCAAAGGCGATAAACGGCTCTCTGAGGGCCTCAAACAGAGGATGACTATGCACACCCTTACCTTGGTACAACCAGCGTCTCTGGAGTACCATTCCGTGCCTTCCAGGGGCATCACCAGGGATACCTGCCTGGACTATGGTGTAGGTTCCCATAACAATCACTACTATTTCCCTTACTACAATGGGCCAGATGAGCTCGTAGCGTACAAGAAAAGAGGGACAGAACAGAAGCAGTTCAGCATCGAGGGTACGTGGAAGGATGCCAAGCTGTTTGGTCAGCAGTTGTTCACCAAGGGAGGGAAGTATGTCACGATTGTGGAAGGCGAGTTCGATGCTCTCGCAGCGTATCAGATGTTGGGTAGTAGATATCCTGTGGTTTCTATTAGGAATGGAGCGGGCTCTGCTCTCGCTGATTGCAAGGCGAATTATGAGTGGCTCGACTCATTTGAGAATGTGGTCATTTGCTTTGACTCTGACGAACGAGGTAGATCTGCTGCTGCTCAGGTGGCTGAGTTGTTTGGAACCAAGGCACGAGTATTTAAGCACAGTCAAACCTTCAAAGATGCGTGTGACTATCTCTCCGCACAAGAATCAAAAGGATTCGTAGACCAGTGGTGGAAGGCTGAGCAGTATGTGCCTGATGGTATCCTGCCTGGGTCCACACTGTGGGAGCTAGTCAACCAGCCAGTAGAGAAGGCTGAGGTGATGTACCCATTCAATGGTATGAATGACCTGACCTATGGCATTCGTACTGGTGAGCTAATCACTGTGACTGCAGGCTCAGGGCTGGGCAAGAGTCAGTTCCTTCGAGAGATTGTGTACCATGTGCTCAAGAACAGTGACGCTAACATTGGCCTGATGTTTCTTGAAGAGTCTGTTAAGAAGACTGCGCGCAGCTTGATGTCGCTATCTATTAACAAGCCACTCCACCTACCAGATGCTGAGGTATCAGATGACGATCTTCGACTGGCCTTTGATGATACTCTTGGGACTGATAGGCTTTATCTGTTTGACCACTTTGGCAGCACTGGCGTTGATAATATTATTAGTCGGGTTCGCTTCATGGCTAAGGCACTTAACTGCAAGTTCATCTTCTTGGATCACGTCTCGATTGTGGTGTCCAGCCAAGAGAATGGTGACGAGCGTAAGGCGTTGGATGAGATCATGACCAAGCTTCGCATGATCGTAGCAGAGACTGGTGTGTGCCTGTTCGCAGTGTCCCACCTCAAGCGTCCTGATACCAAGGGCCACGAGGAGGGTGCAGCTACCAGCTTGTCGCAGCTACGTGGGTCAGGGTCTATTGGGCAGTTGTCTGATCTGGTCATTGGCCTGGAGCGTAATGGTCAGGCTGAGGATTTGCAAGAACGCCACACCACCAGGGTTCGTGTGCTTAAGAATCGATTCAGTGGCTTGACAGGACCAGCATGTTCGTTGTATTATGATAAGACTACTGGACGAATGACTGAGACCTTTACTGATGAGCTATAGAACTATCATCCTTGACATCGAGACAAACACAAAGCATGACACCATCTGGTGCTGTGTTACCAAAGACATTGGAGCTAAGGAAGTAAACGTATGGACGGAACCAAAAAAGTTGAGCGAGTATCTAAGACCAAGCGACAAACTCGTTGGACACAATCTCATTTCGTTCGACTTACCGATCTTGAATCGGCTGTGGAACTTGAAGACTCACTCGAACCCAGTAGCAGATACATTGGTGATGTCGAGACTACTGGATCCGCAGATCGAGGGAGGGCACAGCCTAAGCGCATGGGGAAAGAGACTCAGCAACCATAAGGAAGACTTCACTGACTTCGATGGTGGCCTGACGCAGGAGATGATTGACTACTGTATCCAGGACGTGCATGTTACTGACATGCTGTATCAGAAACTAAGCAGGGACCTACAAGATTGGGGAGAATCAGTTGAGCTCGAACACGAAGTTGCGAGTATTATCAGAGATCAAGAACAGCATGGATTCCTGCTGGATAGAACCAGAGCTATGTGTCTCATTACCGAATGGAAGACGAGGCTATCTGAGATCGAGGAGAATCTCCAAGCTGTCTTTCCGCCTATTGTCACTGAGCGTTATTCGGACAAAACAGGAAAGCGACTCAAGGATGATGTGGAGTCCTTCAACCCAGGCTCTCGTCAACAGATTGCTAAGAGGCTAATCTCCCTTGGGTGGAAGCCTACTAAGTTTACAGATAAGGGACAGGTGATCGTAGATGAAACAGTCCTTGCAGGAGTTGATATTCCAGAGGCTAAGCTTATCGCAGAATACCTACTCATTCAGAAGAGGGTATCTCAGGTTAGCTCCTGGCTTGATTGTGTTCAGCAAGATGGGCGTGTTCACGGTAAGGTGTTCACCAATGGAGCAGTCACTGGACGAATGACACACAACAGCCCTAATATGGCTCAGGTGCCTTCCTCTGGATCTCCATGGGGTAAGGACTGCAGAGACTGTTGGATCGTACCAGAGGGCTATAAACTGGTTGGCATTGACGCTTCAGGGCTGGAGCTTCGTATGCTGGCACACTACATGAAGGATGATGATTATGCAAAAGCAGTGGTTGATGGTAGGAAAGAAGACGGTACTGACATTCATACCAAGAACCAAGTTGCCGCAGGACTTAAGACAAGGGATCAAGCGAAGACTTTCATTTACGCATTTCTCTACGGAGCAGGCCCAGCGAAGATCGGAACAGTTGTTGGTGGTGGGGAGAAAGAAGGCAGGCAACTCATCAAGGCTTTTCTTGATAACACTCCCGCGCTCGAAGCACTTAGAGCAAAAGTGTCGAGGCATGCTGAGAAGGGCTGGCTTACAGGTCTCGATGGTAGGCACCTGCAAATACGTTCCGCACACGCTGCACTCAACACACTCCTACAGGGGGCTGGTGCGATTGTAATGAAGAAGGCTCTCGTGCTCCTGGATCGTAAGATCAAGGCCATGAAACTCAGAGCACACTTCGTAGCTAACGTGCATGACGAGTGGCAGATCGAGGTGGTTGAGGAGGACGCAGAGATGGTAGCAGCAATGGGCATTCAGAGTATTCGTCAAGCTGGTGAGAAGTTTAAATTGAATTGTCCTCTTGACGGGGAAGCAAACATAGGTTATACATGGGGAGATACGCATTGAGCTTGACACCAGATCAGATGAAGGTATGGACAGACATGATCGACTGGCTAGTACAGCAGGATGGATTTGTAATCATCGGGACCAAGGATAACGAGGTGAATGCCAAGTCATCTGTTGAGCTTGATGAAGCATTGGAGCTAGTGGGCATGGTCTATGACATGCTTCATAACTCCCTGGAGAGTGGGGCTCCAGAGGGATTGCAAACCCTACAATAGTGTGGTATAATATTATCTTAACTTAACTTGTTCAGGAGAACAAATATGGAATTGAAACCTCTTAAGATTGAAGCTGACATCATGTGGGCTTTCCTTGATACACCTAACCAGATGTCTGGTAAGTATCAAGTGGATCTCTGCAACCTGTCTGACAAGGCCATCCGTGCCCTGGAGGATATTGGTGTGAATGTTCGCAACAAAGAAGGCAAAGGTTTCTTCGTAACAGCGAAGTCGAAGAACTATCCTATCCCTGCAGTGACGAAAGAAGGTAACACGATCACTGCTAAGGTAGGTAATGGCTCTCGTGGTGTTGCGTTGGTCAAGCCTTACGCCTATAAAGCCAGTGGTAAGTCTGGCGTAGCAGTAGGTATTAATAAACTCATTGTCACTGATCTCGTAGCTTACGAGGGTGGTGAGAGTGAATCAACCGATGACGCACTATAAGGAGCTATCATGACTGTCAAAACTAAAAAGCCTGTGGTATCAGCATCTGTCAAACAGAATCGTGCAGTGTACGAAGTCGAGGTACCTGATGGTGGTAACATCTGGCCTGACACTTTCCAGTTCTCTGTCTACCCTGATGGCAGTGTCATGCTGAACGATGATACCTTTAACACTACCAAGGTAGCAGCGACTGCACTTCGTCAGATGGCTGACTTCCTCGACAAGTTCAAGGCCAAGTAATGCTTGCTATTCTAGATGGTGATATCTTTGTGTATCGAATTGGATTCGCTTCTGAGGGTGAGAGCAAAGGTATTGCCATATCTAGGATGGCCTCGTTCGTTGAGGACCTGATCATGATGCCTGAGATAGGAGACTACCAGGGCTACATTACAGGTTCAGGTAACTATCGTTTTGAGATAGCCAAGGAAGCCCCTTACAAGGGCAACAGGACTGCTGCTAAGCCTGAGCACTACGAGCTCCTTCGGGAATACCTTGTCAGTGCGTGGGGATTCGAGCTGGTGGAAGGTCAAGAAGCTGACGATGCTATAGGGATTAAAGCCTATACAATGGACATTGAGGATTACATGATCTATAGCATTGACAAAGACCTTGACATGATTCGTGGTTGGCATTATAATTTCAACAAGGATGACAAGTACTTTGTTGACGAGGGTGACACACTACGCACATTCTACAAGCAGGTACTCACAGGTGATCGAGTAGATAACATTCCTGGTCTTAAAGGCATTGGACCTAAGAAAGCTGATAAGATCCTTGGTGATGCTCTTACAGAGAGCGAGATGTTTAAGGCAGTACTCGAGGCGTATGACAATGACATTGAACGAATGACGGAGATGGCACAGCTACTATGGATAAGACGAAAGGAAAACGAGATGTGGCAACCCCCAAGCTTGTCTACCTCGAATGGGTAGACGCAGTAGCTGATCTAGGATGGGAAGCAAACTGCAAGGCAGAGCTGCATCATTGCCACACTGTAGGGTTTATTGTGGACGAGACGAAGGACGCTATATGCATAGCAGCGACATGGTCTATCACGATGAGCAATGCACGGATGCATATCCCCAAAGCCTGGATCACTAAACGAAAGGCAATCAATCTTGAAACCAAGCAGCGCAAAACAAAAAGGAAGACTGCTTCAGCAATGGACCAGGGACCTGATCATCAAGGAGTTCAATCTTAGTGACGAAGATGTCAGATCAATCAGCATGGGCGCGCAAGGGGAAGACATCCTCTTTTCCAAAGCTGCGTCCGAGCGACTACGAATTTCTATCGAATGCAAAAGCAGGGATCGAATTGCCGTTTACGGCTTCTATGACCAAGCGAGAGAAAACACACCAGCAGCGAGAGAGCCAGTCGTTGTTATTAAACAGAATCGAAGATGCCCCTTGGTAGTAATTGATGCCGAGTACTTCTTCAAACTATTAAAAGGAGTTGTAACATGCGAGTCAGTGGAGTCCCCTACGAAGTAGATAATCCTAAAGAATACACAATGGAGTTTGAGTTTACCTTCCGTGGGCAGAAGTGGCCTGAGAATTTTAAAGCTAACGAGCTCACGAAGAAGCTAGTGGTCAGTGATTGTACGACATGGGGTGAAATCCATGATGAGTTCCTTGACTTCCTCAGCGCAGCCTATGGCTATAACGTAAAGGATATGGTGAAAGATAATGACACGAACACATTTAGTAATTCCTGATTGTCAGGTTAAAGATGGAGTCGATCTCTCGTATCTTTCCTGGGTTGGTCAATATATTGTTGACAAGAAGCCAGATGTTATCATCAACATTGGAGACTTCGCTGATATGCCTAGTCTTTCTTCTTATGACGTAGGTAAGAAGAGCTTCGAAGGCAGACGATACAAGACTGATATTGAAGTAACCAAGTATGCAATGAACCTGCTGCTTGATCCTATGAGGAAGTACAATGAGCGACAACGAAGAAACAAAGAGAAGCAATACAAACCACACATGGTCCTCACCCTCGGAAACCACGAAGACAGAATCAACCGAGCAATTGAAAATGATTCAAAGCTGGATGGAACAATTGGCCTGGGAGATCTTGGATACGAAGAGGCTGGTTGGACGGTCTTTGATTACCTTAATCCTGTTATTATTGACGGTGTGGTTTATTGTCATTTCTTTACTTCGGGGGTGATGGGCAGGCCAGTGGCTAGTGCTGCAGCTCTGCTGACCAAGCGTCACATGTCTGCTGTCATGGGCCACGTGCAAGGCAGGCAGATTGCCTACGCCAACAGAGCAGATGGCAAGCAGATTACAGGGCTCTTCTCAGGCTGCTGCTACCTACATGACGAGGACTATCTAGGCCACCAGGGTAACAACTACTGGCGTGGTATCTGGATGCTGCATGAGGTAGAGGATGGTCAGTTCGATGAGATGCCAGTCAGTTTAAAATACTTGGAGAAGCGATATGGAAGTAAAGCAGATTCTTAAAGAGCGTGGTGATAGGTATGGTAAGTACAACAACGTAGCATGGACATCTCAGAAGCTGAAGGAGACAATGCGTGACTCCTACAACTGGCGAGAGATGAAGCTGCACTGGACTCAGAAAGAAAGTCTTGATCTTATCTGCAACAAGTTAGCTAGAATCTTAAATGGTGATTCTAACTATAAGGATTCATGGGTAGATATTGCTGGCTATGCCCAACTTGTCGTAGACCAGCTTGACAAGCAAACCAATTTCTGATATAATAATAGGTTCCTCTATGGCATTGACGATACCTGAAATACAGGAGAGGTTAAAGCGGCTAGACGAGTTCACCTTGATAGAAGAGTTAAACATTAGTTCCGAGGACATAGTAGATCGGTTCTCTGATATCATAGAAGAACAAGCGGATAGGTTAGAAAAACTAATAGACTGGGAAGATTGAATGGAATATCTGGGAATCAAACTAAGACAACAACAATATGAATACACCGATCAAGCAAGCAAGCTACTCAAAGACTACTACATGCGAAAGCACGAGGACAGCCCAGACCAAGCCTTCGCTCGAGCAGCCGTTGCCTACAGCTACGGAGACATGGAGCTGGCGCAGCGTATCTACGAGTATGCTTCTAAAGGTTGGTTCATGTATGCAAGCCCTGTGCTCAGCAATGCGCCTCTGCCTGGAGAAAAGCCTAAGGGTCTACCGATATCTTGCTTTCTCGCGTACGTTCCTGATACTCTTACTGGCCTCATTAGTCACACTGCTGAGCTCCGTTGGCTATCAGTACTGGGAGGCGGAGTTGGCGGTCACTGGTCTGATATTAGGAGTACTAGCGATATTGCTCCTAGTCCTATTCCTTTCCTGAAGACAGTCGATGCAGACATGACTGCCTATCGCCAGGGCAAGACACGAAAGGGTTCGTATGCAGCATACCTGGATGTTAGTCACCCTGACATCATTGAGTTTCTTAATATCCGTGTACCTACTGGCGGGGATCCTAATCGTAAATGTCTTAACCTACATAATGCGATCAACATTAGTGACTCGTTTATGCGAGCGGTTATTGAAGATAAGGTCTGGGAGCTGATCGATCCTAATGACAAGACTGTACGGGACACAATCCCAGCTCGTGAGCTATGGCAGCGTATCCTCGAGACTCGCTTCCGCACTGGCGAGCCTTACCTTAACTTCATCGATGCTGCTAATCGTGATATGAATCCCTTCCAGAAGAGGAAAGGGCTGACGATCAAAGGATCAAACCTGTGTAATGAGATCCACCTAGTGACTGATGATGAGCGCACTGCTGTCTGCTGCCTGTCTAGCGTGAACCTGGAGTACTTCGATGATTGGAAAGACACCACGATGATCCGTGACCTTATCCGCTTCCTCGATAACGTGCTGCAGTTCTTCATTGACCATGCTCCCAGTGAGCTCGAGCGTGCTAAGTTCAGTGCATCTGCTGAGCGCAGCCTAGGCCTTGGTGCAATGGGATTCCATAGCTATCTCCAGAAGCACAACATTGCCTGGGAATCTCCTATGGCTATCAGTCGTAATAT